AGGTGCACCATTCCTACCCAAGAGGTAAAAACCACTACCTTGGCGTCTGGGTCTGTGTCCAGGTGATCTTCTACGTACTGTTTAAGTACATTGAGTTTGTAGGACTTTGTATGGGTCAGTAGGTCTCGCTCTTTTAAACTTGAACAATAACTACTGCCTTCACCAAGTTCTTCTTCAAACTTTTTTGCCGAGTCTAATAGTAGTAAAGGATGGTCAGAGAGCATCCTCATGGCAGTAATCTTTGACATGATGGATCCTCGAAGAGCATCTGCGGCTCCTCCTCTTTGGTTTTCATGTCCGTAATGAGCCATCAAAGAAAAACTTGCCCCAAGTAATTGCTGCGCTTCAAGTAACTCCTGTTGAAGTTCTTCAGCGATGTAGTTATATAAGTACTTACTATCTTTATCAAACTTAACGTACACAGGATCTCTATGTATCGTATCGGGTAAGTATGGTGCTACGTCTGGATCGCTTTGTGTTTTACGTACTGATGCAACCTTTACACGTTCGTGAAACAAAGGTAAGTTGCGATAGCGTTGTACACCACCAAAATGATTTCGCACGATAAACGTCTGATCAAATAAATCAAATCTTCCAAGCAGTGAAGGATCGACGAACTGAAAAATAGAATACAATTCTTCAGGGCGTCCGTTCTCAATTGGTGTACCAGTCAGCGCAAACCTAACTTCTACATCTTTAGATAACTGTTTGACCTTCTTGGACCGTTGAGAACGGAAGCCTTTTATAGCGGTTGCTTCATCACAAACGATTGCATCCCACTTAACTTTGCTAACTAAATCCCAATCATTAACAATAGCCTCATAGTTGCATATTAAATACTTACTATCTGATGCCCACTGTTTTTCTCGTGCAGATTTAGATCCGTCTACAACAGTAGATGTAGAGTCAGAAAACTTAGTGATCTCTTTTTGCCATTGGTACTTAAGACTAGACAACGCAATGACAAGGGTCTTTCCTTCTAACTGCAAGTTTTCCAAGGCAGCAATAGTCATAACAGTCTTACCCGTACCCATCTCAAAGGCTACAAGCATTTGCTTACGCTCTACCATTTTGTCTACTGACTCTACTTGGTAGGGTTTTAATGTGCCTTTAAACATTATCTATGGGGGTAGGAGCAGTTGCTAGGCTATTGCATAGCGCACATTCCATATCCAACATGTACAGAGATATCTCTCCATCTTCAAACATTGCTTTAACATTCCACAGCGTGGAACCACAAACACACACGTGTAGGGGACGATCTTTATCTCTTAAATCCATGTGTATGCAGCCTTACCTTCCACCATGTGACGAGCGTGCTTGATGCCCCAGTGTATCTGCTCTTCGGTCATATCGCCAATGTCCTTAACATCTATGCCGTTGTAGTTGAAGAAGGTCAGGTTCATCCCATATGTATGAGCAAACTTTACGATCTCTTCAGAGGCTTTACGACCTGCATCATCCTTGTCATAGGCTGCCATGATGGTCTTAGCATTACGTAAGATCTTTGCTTGACTATCACTCAATGCTGCTCCATAAGGTGATACTGCTCCTGTATAACCTACAGATTCTAGACGAACAACATCAAGGGGCGATTCTACGATGATTACGGTGTCTGTGCTCATGTTCTCGATGTTGAACATACTTTTAGACTTCTTAACTCCTCCTGGTTGGTTCTTAAAGAACCTTCCTTGGGCGCCCTTCTCCTGCCATCCCCACAGGTTGTAATTCTCAGGATTACGAATAGGCAAGATCCATGCTGAAGTTTTGGGATCCCAAAGAACCCCACACTTTCGTGCAGCATCTGAGGTTAGAAACCGCTTTCGTAGTTCTATCTCAGGAGGCTCTGTAAAGACCGCTAAACGGGCTTCTGACATCTCTAATGGCTCTTCTGGTACCTCGTACACAGGCAGGTCACGCAACCGTGCTAACAAGTAGTCTGCCGTCGATTCCTTCTGCTCGTTCACGAACTCCTGGGCATCGAAGTAATCGATTCCCTTTAGGTCTCTAACAAGGGTAAAGATGTTTCCCTTATACCCGCAGGAAAAGCACAGGTGCATACCATTGTCGGTGTTAAACCACCATGAAGGATGGTTATCTTCTTTACCTGTACGTGCCTTATGCATAGGGCATAAGCCCTCAAGTTCAACTCCACGCTGAGAAGTAAACTTTAGGTCTAAGCCTACGATGACCTTCTCATAATCGATCATGGGCGATTCAACATCCAAGTTGTACAGTAGTTGCACTTAGTCGTCTCAGACTCATCATGAAAACAACCTGTTTCCCAAAGCCATGTAATAGAGGTTTCTGTAGGTGGGCAGTTACGGCTTGCAACTACGCGTAACTTACGGACTTCTTCATCCTCTTCTACCTGCTCTAGACCAAGGATTACGTCCGAGTCTTGGAAGAAGGAAGATGAGTAACCGATTGAGTCTGCAGTAACTTTTCCACCACGCATCTTCCAAAGAAGAGTTTGCGTAGTAATGATTACAGGCTTGTCAATGCGCTGTGCTAAACGCTTTAATGCGCGGGTAATGTTAGTGATCGCTTGTGGAGTGTTCATCTCTCCAGAAACCTCATCTAGCATCAAGTACACACCATCTATAAAAACAACATCTGGATTAGTTTGCTGGATCTTTGCAGACAAAGCAGAGACTGTGAGTCCATTTACCGCATCAACTAGATGGAATGACTGCATCTTATCCATGCGATCAAGCATGTCTGTAAAGCGCTTATCCTCTGCTGTAGTCAACTTTCCTCTACGCAAACGTGTGTGCGAGATGTGGGCGCGTATAGAATCGTGACGTTGTTGTTGTTCTTTGTTGTTCATCTCAAAAGACTGAAACATAGGGACTTTACCCTGCTCATGAACATTGATAGCCATCTTCAATGCGATCTGAGATTTACCAGTCTTTGGTGGTGCAATGACGGTTATTAACTGACCGCCCTGCAAACCTGCGGTTGCTTCGTCAATCTTTTCAAACCCTGTTGGGATTCCAAGAAACTCTTCGTTTTGTAATTTTAAGTATTCTTGATAACGCTCATCGGTATCTTTACTCAGATCCAACTCATGAGTACCTAGTACACCTTGGTCATTAACAAGGGTAATGGTCTTTTCCATTTGGATAAGAGCACCGTCGTATTCGCCAATACGAATCTGTTCAACAGATGCCTCAAGACCATTACGAGTAATCATCTCCTTGCGAAGAGCAACCATCTTATCGAGGATGTACTCGACGTTATCAGCGATCTTTTCTTCTTCTAATACTACGTAGTTAGGATAGTTATCAGAGATAACAACCTCTGAAGGTATCTCGTTGTACTCAGAGTAGTGCTGTACAACTAATTCCCAAACTTTACGATTGTCAGGGTCTAAGAACCAGGCTGCGTTTACTTTGCGTTGTAGTGCTGGAACGATGTTACGTTCACGAATGATCTTACTTATTAACCGTTGTTCGTTGTTCACGTTTGCCCCTTATAAGTTATTTAATTCTACGCCCCATGACCCATATCGAGCAACTCTGCTAGGAATGTCTATCATGCCCTTAAAGTTAGCCCTGTATGGTAAATCATCTATAAAGTTCTCTATATCAACATACAGTTCTGCATAGTTAAAAGGATTAGCACCTCTGCGGTCTAACCTTTCCATGAAGTTGTCTAAGTGTTCTTGAGTCCAAAGGTCATCTTCGTAAGCAGCAAGTTCAATAGACAGTCCAAATTTGTTTCCTAAGTTCCACAGTTGACTTAGTGCGACTGCGTTTAACTTAGTTATCTTTTTTTCTTCTGTAGTCCTGAGTAATTTCTTTGACTCCACAACTTCACTAAAAGCAACGACATCAATATGAACAATAATACGAGGCGGCGTTTCATTCGAGATGTCCCCATTTTTCATAGTACCTCTATAGTGTTGTATTTAATAATTAGATCTCTAAACTTTTTTGGATCATCAAAGGCCTCTTCAAGTTCACCTTCAGGAACTTCAGTAGGGATACTGATGAAGTAACTTCCTCGATTGCTTTTACCCTTTTGGTTAATAAACCGAGTATGTTTGCAAGACCCATCCTTAGCCCACACAGGACAGTTGCATCGCAAGTCTTTAGTGTCGGTATCAACTTCTACTTCAAATACGCCAGCACCACCAGCAGAGATGAACACTTGAATAGTGCGCCAAGAAGTCACTGCGTTCATCCTTTCTCCCTCAAGTCTGATCCAACTATAGGTACACGTATGAATGCTTCATTGGCAAAACTTGCCATAGCCTCAGAGTACCGTGTTTCCCAGTTCTCAAGTTTAACATTTGTGGTAACTATTGTTGGTAAAGCACGGTCATATCGTATACGAAGAATCTCATCAAAAGAAGCATCGTCGTACTTAGACCCGTACTCTTTTCCAAGATCATCAATAATAAGAACTCTAACGTTTAACCAGTCAAACTCTGAACGACCATGTAAACCATCCAACTTGTCATTGAGAGACTGCTTCTCAGACCCGTTTGCATCAAAAGAAGACTTCTTGTAAGAAAGAAACTCTGGATAAGTCAAGTAGTGAACTGGTCGAAAAGCCATGCTCACATCACTCTGCTTTAACTTGAACAGGCTAGATATGGAAGTATCGTCGTTTGACATTCGGCGAACAATTTCCATGGCTGCTACAACTGCATGTGTAGTCTTTCCAAGACCTGGACCGCCATCAAAAAGAAGTCCTACACCAGTTGTACCTAGTCCACCAATACTTTTAATAACATCACCCTCAAGGACTGTGTCTATCCACTCAGCAATTTGCTTAGGAAAAGAACCTGTATGGGCAATGATGTCTGATGGTTCTAATCCCAGAAACCGTCGAGGGATATTAGAAGTACGAAGCAACCAGTTGCGCTTCATAGGTGACAAACTGTTTAAGTCGTACACTACCTCTTGCCTCCCAAGTACTCTGCAATATATGACAACTGTGTAGCGATCTCTAGCATAGCGGTTGCTTGTTGAGCCATCGCGTCTGCTTGCATGACTTCTGCTACAACCTTGGCACGCTCTACATCAATACTGCGTGACATGTGGAGTGCCTCATCAATAACTTTCTTCTGACGAGTTGACCATGGAAGTTCACGATTAGGGGAAGGTTGAAGTCCTTGAACCCCCACAGAAGCAGTCAGGCCACTCATTGGGTTTAGGTTAATACTCTGAGTACTTCCCTGTACACCTTGAAATGACCCCGTTGCTTGCCGTGCCCTGTGTTCAGCCATAATCTGATCAATACTAGGCCTTGATAGTTCTGGCGCTCTTCTTAGTCTCACGTTGTATCCCCCCTCAGAGATAGTTACTTGTTTAGGTATCCTTCACGGATAGCGGTGAAAGCGTCTACATCTTGCTTGTAGTTAAGTTCACCTGTAAAAGATACAACCTTAGCAACGCCATCAACGTTACCTTCAAGTGGTGCCCACTTAATAGACTTACGAGGTGTGTAGTCGTTGACGATTGCTTTAGCACGACGCTTTGCTGCGGATGCGTTCTTGTACGCTTCAAATGCACCAAAGGACATGGAGTCACCGATTGACCAATGTAGCAACCATGCTCCACCGCTTGCGCTGTTTAGTACGATGCTCATGTTGCATGTTACGTCTGTCTTCTTAGCCATCTTTGTTTGCCTCCTTAAGGCGGTTTTCATAACGTTTAAATGCTGCGGTGCCTGCAATGGTTCGATCGAACTCAGTACCATCACTGGCGATTAACTTAGTGGTCGGGACTGTAGCACTAGTTGGTTGGGTTTCGTCAAATTGCTTACTGTTGACCGCTGAGAGTCCTAGGTTCTGACGAGCCCTGTTCATGTTGCGGTTAAAGGATGCAAGGAACTTCTTGTACAAAAATCCACCATCATCACCTACGCCGCGAAAGTTATCAGGGTCTGCCATGAAAAGGCGCATCAACTCTAACTCAATGACAGCGGTGGTGTGGAAGTCTCTACGGTACTTGCTTAACGCTCCTGCAAGATCTCGTACCTTAACGGTTCCTGGGAGAAGTGGGAACTTTCTTCCAACAAGGAAGGAGAACTCAGATGCGACATCCATAGGAGTCCATTCGTGCTCTGACCGCTTGCCCCTAGTCTTAGGGTCGTTCTTCGCGAACTTCGGCGCAGACT